GAAGTCCGCCAGTGAGGCCAATTTGGCCCTTCGTTCGGCCATAGTGAGGCCCTTCACGGCATAGGGACAGGCATGAGCTGCTCTGTCGATCGCTGCAATGTAGGGCCCAACTACGCTAAGAAAGATGTCAGATCTAGGAGAAATGTTCCGAGGATCCGTCGCTGTTGTTGACGACTCGGTCTTGATGAAGCAGGGGATAGTCGCGTCAGACTTGACTAGCCCCCGAGATTCCGCTCTCCGCCGCGCTTCAGCCAGTTCTACCCTTCGGTGTTCAGGGTAGCGGCTGACCCATTCTTCAAATGGTAGGGGCGTCAGCCCTGTCAGCCACCGATTTCTCGGTAGCCTCAGAAAACGACGCACTTTTCCACGCAGATATGGGGAACGGCGGTTCCCCTTCGCTACGCCAAGATCCACACGAGCGTCCTGAAAAGGAGCCCGACGGAGTAGCTTCGGATCGTCGACTATGTCTACGATTTTGCCTTCCCCCGCGAGTGGGTGTTTGAAGTCCACGGGCAGTGTTGGGTAGGAAGCGTCTTCCGGGATCTGGAGTAGGTTGGGGTGGGCGTAAAGCTCGCGGTTCAGCACCCGCAGCTCCATCGAGGCCACCACGTTCTCTCTCGTGGTGTTCGGAACGGCACTGGAATTCACCATCAATGGGGGCAGTATAAGCCGCCCCCTCCTCGCGAAAGGGCGTCGGCTGAGAACGTTGCTCAGAGAGCTCCGTATCCTCAGTCGACGTCTGTTCCGCGTGGACCTCATAGGTGGCAACGTCCGTTTCTCTCCATAGCCAGGGACATCTAGAGTGGTGTTTAGATGATCCGTAGACCCAGGAGAGTAAATGAGGAGTGATAGTGGGGACAACACGCGCCATTGCACGAGCAGAACGGAGTTTGAGTCCGTACCACACGCGCGCGTGCCATGGCATTCCTTTCACGTTCGGGCCCAGTGCACTGTTGATGTGCCCCAAACTCAATGCCATGTCATCGGCCAATGCAGAAGCAATGCCGAACGAATAGCGCAGGAGATCTTGGTTCTGCTTATCAGCCGTCATGCGCGTGCGCACCATGGCCCCAAGATTCATGCTAAACTTGTCATCCCGATCATGGAGAAACATGCAGAAGGCTGACCGTTCTACAGCAGAGTTGTCCAAGGTTCCTAGCAATTTACCCCTCAGGTGAATGCTCCACTTGTTCGCAACTTTGCTGCAGATGGCTCCGTCTACACACAAACTCTTGTCGGGGTTATCCCTCAGACGGTTGGGCATCCATGGTGAAAACGATCCTCTCGCTGGGAGAAGCAAGTAAACCACGGAATGCCCAAGCTTGGCAACACGATGATACCGAAGAACATGACGTTCACCCATAATGAAGCCTTCATTCTTCCACCCATGGTAGCGCTCGGCCAATACATCACCATCTCTCGTCTCCGCGAAGACATGAGAATCGGTGCAATAGCCAGTCATCTCTCCATTGTAGAAGTTTAGGGGTCCAGGAGTGAAGTCATAAGTCGTCAGCAGCAGCGGTGCCCTGATGTTGTCTGCGAGATCGGTCAAGGCCATCTTAAAATCCGCATACGCCATCGTTGCCGGATTATTCTTAAGAGGGCACTCGTACAATGAGTGGGGGTCCATGTCGAGCAAATTGAGGGGGTTGTGCTGGGCTTCAAAGTCGTCCGTACACGACTCGACATTACAGGAATGACTACCTGCCTTGCCCGCCCTCATCGCACTACCAAGCTCACGGATCTTAATCCGGGGATACACATGTTTCAGGAACTTGTATGAGACCCCCGAAAGGAACTCACGCTCACTCCTGATACCGGCACAAGCACTCTCGCCCAATATGCGGAAATTTGAAAGTCGGGCATCAAAGAAGGCTCTGACCTCTTTGAGTTTGAAGGGGTACGACCCAGCGTGCTGTTGGATAGCACGGGGGGCACGGCCTACAAACCATCTGAGAACCAAGAGCGCAGTGATGATCACCGCCACTATCCAGCAACCAAGCAAGATCCATCCATACCGGTAGAAGAACAAATGAAACCGAAGCACCGACAGCGCTGGGCTCCAATGTTCGTGATGGAAAACATGACATAACCCGAGATTAACGAACTGCCCGACCTGATCCCACCCAGACGTGACGTACTCCCACTGCAGATTGTGGAATGCACGCCTATGACCGCAGGTGTTATACAGCTCAGCATAGCCGCTAAACGTCCGCACCCAATACCACATCCACTCAAGGTCGGGCCGGTAGACCAAGAGCAGGGAAATTCCAACGTGGGCCACAGCCCACCACGCCATCCAAACACCCCACATAAATATCCCCGAAGAGACACCAGCAATCACGGCAAACAACATTGTGAGACCTGAACTCCGTTACGGTTCGATTCTCTTTCAAAGAAGTAGCGGTACCTGAGTGAGAGGTTCGAAGAGCGCTGCACTGTTTATACTGTG